GATCTACCGCCTCTGTTATTGGGTGGTTGGATTGTGCCTTAAGCCTAGGGCTGATGATGATATGCAGATCATTGACCTAGTTGATGCTGACGGGATTGGCCACATGGATGGCCAGTATCGTTTGGTTCCCCAACAGTTGTTGGACATGGACCGCCTCACCGCATTTCAAAGATGGGTGTTAGGTGAGTTTCGTGCGAAACGTGGGGTGCCGGTCTACAATGCTGCAAACCTTGTTATGGTGAGGTTGCAGATCCTTTCGATTATCAAGGATGCAAATAAAGACATACGAGGGTATGATCTTGAGTGCCTGACAACTAGATTGACGGCGTTGGCGTTCATTCCTTCTGAGGATGACGTCTTTTACAGCCGGTTGTTTGTTAAGCCAGTTTGCCATTGTTGGAGTAGGTGCTGGTGCACCTGTGACAGGAACATTGTTCTTGACCGCATCAATGAGCTTGTGAGGCCCCGCGAGTAGAGGGGCCCCGTCTTTACAGAAGGAATCGTTGCCGTGAAGCCGAATGCATTTGAGTTGATTGAACAACTCAATGCTGAGGAATCCCGTAACAGCGTGGCAGTCTTTCTGGAGGCAGGGGTAACTCGTATTCGTCGGCTTGTGCACCTAGCGACTTACGGCCTAGGTGTACAGTACCGTGTGCACTGCAATGATGTGCAAACAGCGCTTAGAGGGCTCTTGGAGAGAGTCTTCTTTCACTGGGAGGAGGTTGACGGTGTCAAAGTTATGACACGTCCATTTCGACCTTCCCGGTCAACTGTCCTAGATGTGCTTGGCGCAGCGAGAGCAGCTCTTCTTGAGCTGGTCCCAGCCGTCATCCCATTGACAAGGAGTCAGTTCCTTGCCCGTCTTGGTGGATCCAAGCTCGTGCGTTACACTAAGGCTGCTGACTCCGTGGAGCAATACCCAGTTACCACGGAAGACAGTTTTGTATCAACTTTCGTTAAAGCAGAGAAGTTGAACATAAGCGCCAAGCCCGATCCTGACCCGAGAGTTATCCAGCCTCGGGGTTTCAGGTTCCTTTATTCTATCGGGCTATACATCAAAGCAATTGAACCTGTGATCTACCGAGCGTTAGATCGCCTCTTCGGCCAGCGTACCGTTATGAAAGGACGGAATGCTGACCAACGAGGCTCTGCCATCCACAAAGCGTGGAAAAGATATGTGAAGCCTGCTGCTATCGGAATTGATGCAAGCAGATGGGACCAGCATGTTTCTGCAGCATTGCTGTGGTTTGAAATCAGTGTGTACTGGTCAATCATAGCGTGTTCTTGGTTTAAATACCTGCTGCGGATGCTGCTTCACAATGTCGGTTTTGTTCGTTGTCCTGACGGAACCATCAAGTATCAGGTTGATGGCTCCAGGATGTCTGGGGATATGAACACTGCGCTTGGCAATGTGCTGCTCATGTGCCTTTGTATTTGGTCCTATTTACGAGGCAAGTCGTTCCATGTGTCATTGATTAATGACGGGGATGACTGTGTGCTTATATGCGAGTCTGAACATGTGAACGAGTTCTCTGATTTGTCAGAGTGGTTCGCCAGACTCGGGTTCGTAATGAAGGTGGAAAAACCAGTTTATGTTCTTGAGGAGATTGAGTTTTGTCAGTCGAGACCTGTTGAGGTTGCCCCTGGAGTGTACCGAATGGTGCGCGATCCTAGGGTGACGTTAGACAAGGACTTGTGCTCGGTGAAGCCGATCTTTACTCGAGACGATTTTGATTTCCACCGGTCCGCTGTTGCGCAATGCGGATTATCGCTGGCAGGTGATGTGCCGGTGTACAACGAGTTCTATCGGGGCTTGCTTCCCGATACAATTAGTCGTCGTATGCAAAAGCGATTGAAATTACGACCCCTTGAAACCGGAGCTGATTACCTGGCTCTTGGCATGCACCATGAATATGTAGCCGCGCCCTGGCAGGGCACTCGCATCTCGTTCGCAAAGGCTTTTGGCATTCAGCCTGATGAACAAGTTGCATTGGAGAGGAGATATCGATCTTTACGTCCTACCTGGCGTGAGCCGACACAGGTACAAACCGTACTCAGCGTTTATGAGACCGCATAGGCAAAATGCGGAGCCTAGCACAGGCTTGGAGGCATCCATTAATGCATGGGGTGTGGGAGGCATCCAGTCACGTAGTGGACCAAGGCGTCGTTGGGATTGAAGTTCCCTGGTGTTTAGGTTGCCCATGATGACGGTGGAGGGAGGTGGAATTCCTGTACCATCGCTGAAATGCAACACGAAGTGACTGAGCAGATGTGACCAAAGCGGTTAGAGACACATGCCAACTCTGTAAAATTTTCCGCGCGAACCAAATTGCCTAGAGACTGCACGGCTCTACCATAATTGTGTGGTCCTCCCATATGAACAGTTCCGGTTCTTGCATGCTGACCTCTAGTCATGTATGCTTCTCACCGGTATCCCATAATGAAGAAATCGAACCAACCAAAGCAGCAGAAGGCTGCCAAATCTGGACCAAAATCCAGTGGCAAAGGTGCAAACCTTGCCGTCAATAAGTCGATGAAAAGTCGCAACCCCCGCATCCGCAGTGACGGAGAGTGCGTTGTCATAGCGCACTCTGAGCTGTTTGATTGGCCATTAGGCAAACTTGCCTTCACTGTCAACCATGCTCAGGCGGTGGGGCCTGGCCTGTCCACAGTCTTTCCCTGGCTGTCTGGAGTGGCCAACAATTTTGAGACCTATCGGTTCCGGAGGCTCAAATTCATCTATTATCCACGCTGCGCTGCTACTCAGGCAGGGCAAATTGTGATGTTACTCGACCCGAAGTCGAGCGACACCAATCCCCGCACACTCCAGATTGCCTCAACTTACCATGTTAGGGCAAATGGTAATATGTGGGCCCCCCTTGAACTTGATGTTCCTCAACAGATCTTGAACACAGGGGGTCCGAGGAAGTTTATCCGAAGCACAACTTTGCAGGCAGATGCTGCTGCATTGTATGACGTCGGGAGATTCTTCTTCATCACCGACGGCGCGAATCCTTTCGACGCCGTGATTGGTGAGATTGGCGTGGAGTATGAGGTTGAGCTGTGGACGCCTGGACAGCGTCCCACTGGGCAGATTCTTGCCCTGTGGGTTAACGGTGTCGGAACAGCCGCCTCTGCCAGCAATCCTTTCGGAAATACACCGACGTTTGGAGGGCTGCTTTTGGATGAGGTGATTGGCAATGTGATTGCCGTGAAGAACATGGAGTTGAGTGGTGTCAACCAGCTTGTGGAGTATGGAATGTGGCTGGTTATCAGTGGTACTGGTATCTCGGCTATCACGCCAACCTACAGTGCTGCCACCGCGGTCTATAATAATGTGGTGATTGGTGCTGGGAGCACAATTGCCATGGCGTATTGGACTTTTCGACCCACGTCTGCGGTTGGAACCATCACGTTTGCGATCACTGCCACCACCGTGACGGAGTGCAATTGTACCATTTCTGCGCTCCCTTACGACATTGACTTTTGAGTTGGTTTGTGTGGTTCACGTTAAACACTCGTCTCTCAGACGTTAACTGATTGTGCACTACTCCGATCGAGTGTACTAAGTTGCGGGCCTGAATCGCGTTTCAGGGGGCCCCGGCGAACTGCCAC